AAAAATTTCAAGCGGATGGTTGGTCTTTGGAGACCTATCAGCGTAATAGGATCAAGGGAGAATATATAAATGTCAAAACAATCAGGTAGAATGAGCCAGTCTTCAAATGACTTCTTGGCTCCATACGCTCCTACGATAGGAACAGCAACAAACCTGGGATCAGGTCGAGCATTTAATAATGGACGTGCAGACGTAACGTTTACACCTGATTCTAGAAATGCTGCAAATTCATTTACAGTAACATCTTCTCCTGGAGGATACACTGGAACAGGAGCGGCGTCACCAGTATCTGTTTTAGGCCTACAGTCAGGAGTTGCATATACATTTACTGTAACTGCAACAAATAGCTACGGAACTTCAGAAGCATCAGCTGCGTCAAATTCAGTTACAGCAACTACAAAGCCAGCAACAATGGCTGCTCCAACTGCAACTGCTCAAACAAATCAAGATTCTGTCACCTGGGCTACAGTTGTTCCAAATAACGGAGGATCTGCAATAACTGGATACGTTCTAACATCTTCGGATGGACCAACATATTCAATAACAGGAACAAGCCACACCGTACCAGAGACAGCAAATACAGCCCAGACATATAGAATTCAGGCAGTAAATGCAAATGGTACTTCAGAGTATTCCCCTAACTCTAATTCAGTTACAACATTGGCACCGTTCTTCCCGCCGTTCTTTCCACCAAGCTTCTTCGCACCACCAAGCTTCTTTGCCCCACCAGGGTTCTTTGCCCCACCAGGGTTCTTTGCCCCACCAGGGTTCTTTGCCCCACCAGGGTTCTTCGCACCACCAAGCTTCTTTGCCCCACCAGGGTTCTTTGCCCCACCAGGGTTCTTTGCCCCACCAGGGTTCTTCGCACCACCAAGCTTCTTCGCACCACCAAGATTCTTTGGATGCATTGATGAAGACACACTAGTTTCAGTACTAGACGGAGATTTTATAATATATGTACCAGCAAAAGATATCAAGATAGGAGATATTGTTGCTGGAGTTAAATGGGATGAACTTACATCTGAAATTGATCAAGACCCATCTGTTTGGTCATCAAAATCAATAACAGAAATGACCGTAGTCCCAACAACAATTACAAACATAGTACCTTCAGTAAAAGACATAACAATGTATTTTAACGGAGACATGTCAAAGAGATTCTCTCTAGAACAAACAGTGCTTGTAAAAAGAAATGACGTCTATATGTTTATTACAACAGGAACAGTAGAAGCAGGAGACGTCATCCTACAAAGAGTTGAAAACCAAGGATTTACTGAAATAAAGGTTGAATCTATAAATACTATTGATGAAACAAGAAATGTCTATCAGCTAGATGCTTCACCAATAGATGCTTTAATTGCAGGAGACATTGTAGTACACAACCTAAAGATGTACTAATGTCTATATACCACCTTCATATACCTAGAACATCTGGAGTATACATAAGGAACAATATGGTCCCAGACCTTATTGCTAAAGATATCCCGCACTTTGCGTCAAATCGAACACGAATTGATGTAGATCACATTAAAGAAAGTAAGTTTGTTATAGGACACTTTGGGAGAATGCCATTGAAATATATGGAGTCTCCCAAAGTTTTCTGTTTACTTAGAGATCCAGTAGAAAGATATGTTAGCTATTTTAAATATAATACTGGGCATATAACATCAAAAGCGGCGGCGGAAAATAATTTAGATCAATGGTTATACAAAGAGCAGTCAGAAATACAAGGTAACCTGCAGTCTAAATTTTTAACTGGTTCAACAGATGTAAATCTTTTTAATAGTTATATAGGAGTAAGCTCAGAATCATATATAGACAATATATGGCACCTAGAAGACTACTCTCTAGACATTGATAAGATTAAAGAATCTATAGCAGGTATTAATATATATACAATGGAAAACTATGATAAGTTTAAGTTTGATTTTAACGAAGAGGTTAAAAAACAATTTGGAATAAATGCGTTTAAGTACTCAGATAAATCCAACCAGTCCCCATCAGTTAAAGTAGAAATTAACGAATCCCATTTAAAAAGAATTAAAGAGTTAAACGAAGTAGATTGTGAGATATACGAATATGTACGAAAGACTGAAAAAAAATAGCGAGTGGTCTATTTTAAAATTAGGCGATTTTAACATAGACAATATAAAAAAAGAAGTATCCTCTTTTGAGGAAGAGTGGTACTCCTATACAAAAAGACAGGAAACTTTTTATACCCACAAAGACACAAAAATGTTCCCGATATGCTTAACGGATGAATCTATCTGGAAACCTGGGGATGCGGTAGAAGTAACCCAGTATAATAAGTTTATTAATGATCAGGCAAACATAGAAATAGATATAATTTTTGAAAAGCTTGCTGCTTATTATTCTGGCAAAATAATAAGATGCGAAGTGGTAAACCTGCCAGCCAATGTAACTATCAGGCCACATGTTGACGGAGGGCCCTTGCTACATTACTCAAGAAGAGTTCATGTACCAATAATTACAAATAAAGATGTTACATTTACAGTAATGGATAATACTATAAATATGGAACAAGGCGGGTGGTATGAAATCAATAACCAGATGAAGCATGCAGCTAGCAATAATAGCACAGTAGACAGAGTCCATTTAATTATTGACATCATGCCAGACGATATGTTACACTATAACAAGACAGGAGCGTAAATGATTGCAAATATAAAACCAAACTGGTCATCAAAAGAAATGCTATTTCCAGGACTATGGGTATACAGAAATGTAATGCCTCAGTCTATAATGGACAGAACAAAAGATTTCATTGAAGCCAATAATGACTCATACAAATGGGCAGACGCAACAGTAGGATATTCTGAAACAAAGTTAGACTACAGAGATTGCCAAGATTTTAAAATTGGAGAAATTAAAAGCCCTAAAAATATACAAGAATTTGCTTTGTCAGAAATATGGGAGTCTGCGTATGCAGCACAGATCCCATCAGTTGAAGATTATTGCGGCAAGTATAATGTTAGAATGAATTACTGGGAAGTTATGAACTTCATTCAATACGGCCCTGGACAACACTTTAAAGAACATGCAGATCATGGTTTCTCATATAGCGCTACAGTCTCATTGGTAGCATATCCAAATGACGATTATCTTGGCGGAGAACTAACTTTTCCAAAGCTAGATATCTCTATTAAACCACAAGCTGGAGATCTTTACATATTCCCTTCCACATACCTATTCTCTCACGTTGCCGAGCCCGTTACAGAAGGAAGAAAGTATTCAATTGTAACTATGCTAGACTACAACGATCATGCACACTGCCAAGAGTTTATGCAAATGAGAGCAGAAAGAGTTGAACGTGAAAAACATAAAGGTATACAAAACTAGAGAGGGATACGCTCAAGTATCCCCATTAAACGCAAAAAGATCTTGGATGGACGATACTTACGAGTTCCACGCATATAAATGTTTTCCAGTAGGGCTAACTAACCAACTAGGTTGGGGGATATCTTTTCCAGAAGACATCACTTTTATCTGGGATGGAATTTGCGACTCCACCCCAGACCATGTTAAAGTTCTTGCTGGTGAAAAATATGCTTATACAAGTAGGGCAAATGCAACAATTAGTTTTAACACTGGATTAATGTTCGTAACAGATAAAGACGAGACGCTTCTCTCAATGCCAGTGCCTAATCAGTTTATAGATGGAGTTGTTCCATTTACAACACTTCTATCTACATCATTTTTTAAGGGAGATCTACCAGTAGCTTGGAGAATAACTAGACCAAATGTAGAAATAACAATAAAAGCCAACACTCCAATAATATCTGTAATACCAATAAATCTGCAAGATTTACAAAATTCAGAAATGGTATTATCTCCAATAACAGAAATTAGCAGGCCAAAGTTTCTTCCAGAATCTTATTCTGCAGCAGTAATGGCTGCAAATGCGGAAGGTAGGTGGACTAATTTTTATAGAGATGCCACAGACCATAAAGGGAATAAACAAGGAGAGCATCAAGTAAAAGCAATTAGATTAAAGGGTGGCTCTCTGTAAATGATTAATTGTAAAATATATATTATAGAGAATGAGGGTTAAAATGAAGGCAGCAAACGAAGACATGAAGCTACACGCTCCAAAATCAATAACTCCTTCTGGATTTTATGGCAATTCTTCTGACAACATAGTAGAGTTAGAAAATTTCTTAACCCCAGAAGAAAGAGAGCGATTGATAACATTTGCTTTGAACAATAAAATATGGGATCACACAGAAACTCACGTAGATGAAGATGGTCTTGTTTTGTATGATGCAAATATATGGAAAGATCGTGTATGCACTTACTTCTCTTTAATGGAGTCAGACCCAACTATACTTGATTTAATTAATAGCATGATTGCAAGACTTAAAATTGAAGTAGATAAATTCTTTGAAGTTGATGCAAAAGAGACTGGCCCAGCGATTGTTAGATGGCCAGTTGGAGCAAGACAAGAGCCACATGCAGATAAAGAATTTCATACTGGTATTGAAAAGGGAAGAGCGAATGATTTTCCCCACTATGACCTAGCAGGCCTATTTTATTTTAATGATGACTATGAGGGTGGAGAATTATACTTCCCACAACATGGAATAGAGTTCAAGCCTAAAGCAGGAGCAGCATATTTTTTCCCAGGCGATATGTATTATACACACGGAGTTAGGCCAGTAAAATCTGGCAATAGATTTACATCTCCATTTTTTTGGACGATTATGAGACACACAGGAGAAAGACAACCATGAGCAATTTAGAGTATGTAGAATTATATCCAAAAGTAGACGTTTACCGAAATGTTTTGTCTGATCCACAAAAGCTTTATGAAACGATGAAAAAGTCTGAACAGACTTCAGAAGGAAAGCATTATTTAAGATCATGGGATCCGTGGGCTCATTTTGGAACATACTCTCAGGTCAAAGATCCTGCAGAGATAAAAGATGTCTCTGAAGATGCAATGTTTGTTGAAGAAAAAGATTTTGCCGATCAAGTACAAAAAGCATACGATTTAGTTTTAAACGACTATATTCAAAGACACAACATAGAGCTTAAGCCAGGATGGCATTTTAGCGGATGCTCTTTTTCTAAATACAGAGACCAAGTAGATGTATTGAACAACAAGATGACAATGCAATATCACACTGATTTTATTATATCTGAAAGAGATATGCCTGGTTCAAAATTTCAGCTAACATGCACAATGTACATAAATGATGACTATCAAGGCGGAGACATTGAATTTTTTGTAGATGGCAATTTAATAAATCATAAGCCACAAGCAGGAGACATCCTTGTATTTCCATCAGACGCACCATATTTTCATGGAGTAAAGACTATTCATGGTGGAGAAAAGTTCTTTGTTAGAAACTTTGTAATGTATCCGTATGATGGACATCCTGACTGGCTTGCAAAACAAAAGCAAATGGGTGCAGCAAACTGGATGAAAAAAGAATTTAAAAGACTAGAGTATGATAATCCAAGAAACATGAAATATCTTCAGGACGGAATTCCTACAGAGTATGATGATCTGACTGGAAATAAAAATGGTCCAAGTGAGGGAATGTAATGAAATTAACAAAGCTAACAGAAGACATTTTTCTGTATGAAGACTATATAACAAAAGAAGAGTGCTCATCAGTCATTGGACTATTAAATAAGCTTGAGCAAAATGAAGAAGGCTACTGGAAAGGAATATCTTTCTATGAGTCATCCTCTGCAAGATATCCATATGACGGAGAGCCAATCTTACAAGAGTTTAATCTTAGCCCAACTTGGTTTACTGATTTAAAAAATCGCTTTAGACAATCGGCTGCGGATGTGGCAAATAAATCATTTGAAGATATGTCGCAAATTAGCTTCCATGTTCAAAGATGGCTTCCAGGAGCATTTGCCCCGAAGCACTCAGACAATAGCGATCACGAAGGAAATATGGGTGCATTTACAAGAAGTAGATACGCTGGGTTCCTTTATTTAAATGACGACTTTGAAGGCGGTACTTTAAAGTTTGATGCAAAGCACGGAGAGATTCCTTTGGAAGTTGTTCCAAAAGCTGGTTCATTTTTAATATTCCATGGTGGCCACAAGAACATGCACGAAGTTACAGTTGTTAAAAAAGCTGCAAGATATACACTTGGATCTTTTTGGGATGATAGAGAAGAATCAGATTATCCAGAAGATGTAAGAGCCGCTTGGGCAGAAGAGCTAGCTGGAGTAAGAGCAATGCAAAAGGGCGAACAAGAAGAATGGAAAGATATCAGAGACAAAGGTCTAAGACTATCCCCAGACGGAGCCATAATCCCTGCATCAGAAGTAGAGGGAAATTAATGAGTAGCAAAGACTTCAACCCAGAAGATATGTACCACATGTTTATATTGAAACAGTTGTCGAGCAGCATTTGGTATTTTAAAAATGTTATTAGCTATCCAAAAGAATTGCTAGAGTTTATCAACGAAGTTGACCTTGATGAAAGAAGTCACCAAACAATAACTCAGTGGAGCCCTTGGATAGCAAGCGATAATCCCGCAGTCGTATATGGTAAAAACAAAAATATAATAACTAATAATGTTAAAAATAAAATTGATAATGGAAGACTTGATCAAAAGATTTTGTA